AGAATAACCCACCGTACACCAAGACCTTTAGCAAGATAACGAATTTTGGATAGGAGATTCTCAGACTCGGTACTTCCAAAACTATCATATAAATAAAGTAAACCACTACCCACTGTTGAACTAAAACTATTTCTAAAGTCATCTTCACTGACCCCTTCTTTTGTTAAGTGTAATGGTTTTTGTAAATCTATTCCCATAATACCTAGAGCAGTACGCTTAACGCTTTCCTCTAAGGCAATGTAACCAACACTCTCACCTTGCTTAATTAAGTGGTGAGCAATTTGCCTACACAATTGAGACTTACCTTGTCCTGTTCCTGAAGTTACAGTTATCAATTCTCTTCTTCTCATTCCAAGTGTTTTTTTATTTAAGCACTCAAATGGATATGGAATTGTTTCTGTGTCATCTTCCTTTACCAATGTTTCAAAAATATCTTGGCCAGAAACTATTCCGTCAGGTCGATACTCTTTAGCACCCCACATACAATCTATTAATTGTTTTGTTTCCCCGGCTACTAACATTTCGTTAGGGTCTTTACGTGGTAGTGTTGCTATTCTACATTTGTTTGGTGTAAATAATTTAGAGCAATCCTCTGATGCTTTTTTACCAGCTTCATCATTATCAAACATGAGAATAATTTTTTCAAATTTCTCAAGCCATTCTAATTGTTGTTGTAAATCTTTTTTAGCACCTTGGCTGCCAGTCTTAACAGATACTACAGCCCATTTATTATTTTGTATTTGAGACAAACTCATTGCGTCTATCTCGCCTTCAACTATACACACTTGCTTACCACCGTCACGCCACAAGTTTTGTCCAAAGAGTACAGCTTGTTTGCTATCCCCTATCCATTGAAAAGATTTATTTGGGTAACGTAATTTCTGTGCAACTAATGTGTTATTTTTGTCGTAGTAGTTTGCAATTTGAACAGTAGCATTATTATGCTTACCAATTTTGTAATTAAATTTATTAACTGTTTCTTTATTTATTTTACGTTTAACTAATGGTCTTGTTTCACCTGATATTAAATCAGAATTAACTTCTTTCAATGGCTTGTCCTCGTTGTTGTAATTAAAATAATATTGACCACAACCAAAACAATGTCCGTGGTTATCTGAATAGACTGCTACGTTATCTTTCGAGCCACATTCAGAGCAAGGTGCATGGTAAAGAAATTCGCTTTCTTCCATTGCATAATCCTTAAAAAAATTTTTGGGTAAAAATAAAGCCGACTCAGAGGGTATCCAAGTCGGCACTACGAAAGGGTTACCCTATGAAAAGTAACGCCTCTCAAATCTTATATACTACTTTATTTCATTTAGCCACTCCTTCGGAATAAATTTGTCTGCGTATTTAAAACCATGTTTCTCACACCACATGGCGTAAGTAGTTTTTGATTTTTTAGAAATCTTTGTCTTAGAATTAGAAAAGACAAATCGTAAATCAAGTTTAGGATATTGTTCTTTTACTAATAAAGTCTTTTGTTTATCTGCTGTTAAAAATCTTCCTTTACCCTCTATGTGCATGATACCACCTCTCTTTTTCTCTAAGATAAAATCTGGTGTGTATCTATGCACCTTTTGGGGTTTGGTATATTTGATGACTTTACTTTCATATTCAAAGTCAACGTGTTCGGAAATTAATTGTTCAGCAATTTGCACTTCTAATCCTGAACGGTATTTAGAAGTCCTCTTCGTCTGATACCTTTTCCTCATGTCTTTCCTCAAATTCTTCCACTGTGGGAGCGTGTTGGTAGCCTTCCTCTTCTTTAAATCCGAAAGAAGAATTATTACCTTCAACTAATTTAAGTACTTGAGCAGCTTTTAGACGCATAGAAACTCCAGCCCCTACCATTGATGTAAAGTATGGAATTAATTCAGCACTAACTTTAATTTCTGAACCACCCCAAATATTTACATTTTGAATTGGCTTTCCTTTTGCGTCTACAACAACTGGTTTATTAGGAAATGTTTCACCAGTCTTTGTAGTTATCTTAGCTTTACACTTAAATTTAAAGATAACATTTCCGGTAGGGTTACCATCATCATCAACCTCATCAAAATATGGTGGGTCTGCTTGTTTAACTTGTTTCCCTTTGCTCTTCTCTTTTCCAAGAGTAACAGCTTCCTCAATGACTGTATTAATTTTAGAAATTAAATCTTTAGCTTCATCTTTACTAATAATTAAATTAGTTCGGTAGTCACCTACTTCACTAAACTTAGTATCAGGAGCATGAAGCCAAGGGTATTGTGCAATACCTGACGGTGTTACAATTTTAGTATAATTTATTTTAGGCATTTTCGTCCTCTTCTATTTCTTCCAAGATGAACCCTCTGTTCATCATGTCAACTGCCACATCAAGTGGCAAATTTCTGTATTCTTCTTTAACCATAGTTAACTCCTTTGGTTCATATAGGGGTACTATTAACCCACTAGTGGATTGTATTAAGCGAAGAAAAATTCGCTCTTTAAAACTTCCTCAATATTGAAGTCACCTTTTTCAGGAACTTCAGGAAGTTTACTTTTTTGTTTGTCATTTAGTATTGGCTTAATTGTTTCCTTAAAATCTTCCAAGGGACAACTCTTTGAATACATTTCAACAAACGACTCTCTTATTGTTTCAGCAAGTACTTGGCTGTCAGCAGCAAGTGTACCAAAACTATCATGCACATTACAAAAATGTGTAAGACCTTTATCGTAAGCGTTAGACACAGTTAACATCATGTGTGCTGAATCTTGTGCATGGATAAAGTTAGGTGGAAGTCCGTTACTCGCTTTAAGTACTGATAGTTTTTCTGTTTCAACATTTATTCTTGGTTTAATTACTTCACCAAAAAGTTTTGTCTTAACTCTCATTGACTTAAATTCTGGGTAATCTTGTATGACAGGAAATCCTACAGGATTATACCAAACAATAGGGTGACCATTCTTAGCAAGAATACTTGCACTCTTTTTAAGATAATCCATTCCTTGTCTTGGTGCAGATAAAACCTCACCCATACTGTCCCATATTACTCCAGCCATGAACGAACAAGCTTCAAAAGCTAATTTACCACTTCCAAATGGGTGTTCCTCTCCAGCGTCTTTTCTTTTGACTAAATTTTCATCAACAAAATCACTACAAGAATATCTAGTAGAGCCATAAGGACTTGTCATAATAGGACGCTTAACTGTTGAGCGTTTAACTCCATAGTCTAGCCAAAGTTTTGCAAATGGACTGTCAGTCATGTTCTTTAAATTTTCAATACCTTTGTCTTTAACAACTGTATAAACATCTTGTGGAACGTCACTGTTACTTAGATTAACAGCTTCAGCAGTACCTCTATGTTTTAGAATTGCTGCGTAGTGTTGAATACCATTACATGAACCGTCTTGAGAACATATAAAACTACTTTCATATCCGTAACCATATTCTTGAAACTGCACCCATTCATTACACCAAGCTAAGAATTGAAAAGGCTTATCAGCTTTTTCCCATTCTCTATTTGTGTATGGGTCTTCTTGCATTTCTTTAAACACATCAAAGTTTTCATTAACCCATTGCACTTGCTCGTCTCTTGTAACTTTGTCAATTCCATAAAGTCCAGCCCCGGTAACTGCTAACCAATACGCCCCATTATTTTCTTCGGTAATTTTTTTACCAGTTCCAAAAAGATGTAATGCTTTTGCAAAGTCAACTCCTTGTCCGTTGAGATAATTTGTAACTTGGTAACAACGTGACCTAAAATCTAATGTATGGCAATGGTAAAAAACTTTATCTAAAAACATTTCAGCAATCCACATAACTTTAGCAAACAATAATCTTTTAGATTTTTGTCTAGCATTTTCTGTGTGAACTATAACAGCTTCTTGTCTATACTTTTTCCTAGCCTCGGCATTTGTTTCAATGTCATGTGGTTTAGAAGGTATCTCTTCTAACTCTGCTTTAGGTAAACCACCAATAGATATATTTTTATCCCATGCTTTCTTTAAAACATTAAAAATAAAATGATTAATTTTATATGGTGTATTTTGTTGTGCGTTAACTGCCTTATAAACAATCGGCATTTTCACATCTTCTAAATTCTTTAGGTTTTTTCGATTATGATATTTTACTAATGCCAAGGGTTTTATATGTCTTGAGTAATAGCCACCACCTTGAGCCTTTCCTTCTTCCCACATTCTAGGTGGTACTATTGTTGGAAAGTATTCTGGGGCCAGAACCTCTAAGAAATCATTACGACTATTAATCCAACGTAATGTTTCATCTGTTGCTAATAAAGTTCTTTCAAGGCGTTTTCTTTTAGGCAACATTTCAATTTTACAT